AAATCTCCGGGAACTGGGCCCGCATGATCGACAGGATATGCTCCGCGTCTACCGGATTCGCGTCCCTGTAGTCGCCGGGGCCGCCCGCGCCCTTCGGGAGGTCGTGGACGACATCGCTCCCGGCTTCGGGCGACCAGTCCTCGACCGTCTCGGCCGGGTCGAACGCCTCAGGCTCAACACTGTGCGGCTTGTATGGTTCCGGGGTCTTCGCGGGGACGGACCCGACGACGGGATGCCCGGAGTCGTTCCCGGACGCCTTCCCGGACGGCGGCACCCCGGTACGCGCCCCGATGGACGAGGCGGCAGGCTGGAGGGTGTTCTGCGGCTCGGGCCACATGTCGTCGTGCTCGCTGCCCTGATCGGGGAACGCGTCAGCGGGGGGGTTCGGCTTGCGTCCGCGCGTAGGCATTTTCGCGTCGTCGCCGGCGGGTTCCAGGGTGTCGTGCGGCACGGGTTCGGCACCGTTGTCGTCCCAGTGCGGGGGCTCCCCGCCCGCTGATGCCCCGGGAACGGCCCCAGGACCCGCGTCGGGCCATTCCGCGCCGTCTGACCGGTGCGGGTATGGCCACCTTGACCCGACAGCCTGGAGGCGCTCAGAGGCCGGGCTCTCTTATCCTCTCCTTGCGGCGGAACCACGCCGCGCCCCGGGTTTCCTCCGGGGTGGACCCGTCAAGCGACGGGTGGAAGTACGGGACGTCGCACAGCCACAGGTAAACCTGCGTCTCCCCGTCGTCCTCCACGTGATGGAAGGTGCCGGCGATCCTCCAGGTCCCCAGCGGGGGAAGGGTGCCGATTTCCTCGGTGGTCTCCCTGACTGCCGCGCCCCACGGGTCCTCGCCTATGTGCGGCTTGCCGCCGGGCATCCCCCATGAGCCGTCAGGCCGCTGCTGGAGGAGGAACCGCCACTTGCCGTCTTCGTCGCGGGCGCGCAGCAGCAGCCAGGCCAGCCGGGACTCATCCTCGGCCGCTGCGGCTTTTCCCAGGCCTGCCAGCGGAGGCTCGGCCCACACGCCGGAAGGCGCGGGTACGCACCTGTCCCCTGGATGTGAGAGGCCGAGCACGCCACCCGAGGAGAAGGGCGCATCGAGGGGGATGTCGCCGTCCTCGGCCGCGTCCACGCAGATGTCGCACGCATCGGGGGCGAGCAGCAGGTGCTTATGGGTGACCCCGAGGTCCCGGTAGCACTGGATCGCCGCCGAATTGACCGCCCGCGCCACCTCGGTGCGGGCGATGAGCTCGGACCGGGCACTGTTGTTCCCCAGCCCGGTGCGGGCAATGGAGGACAGCCAGTGCTCACCCTCGGTGCCGATAAACCCGGCGAGGTGGTCGCCTTCGTGCTTCGCGGTGAAGTCGGCGCGCTGCCCGGTGACGAGGCTCTTGGCGGACTCGTACCCGAGATTCCACGCGTGCGTCCACAGCGGCGTCAGGACGCCGGAGAACACCTCGCGGACCTCATCGCCGATCAGGTCCCGCAGTACCCCGTTGGAGACGAACATGCCCCCGGTGGCGGCCTTCTTCCGCAGCGCCGATCCTCTAGTCTCAGCATCATGGAACGCTTGCCCGATGAGGCTCTTGTAGCGGCCGACGAGGCCGAGGTCGCGCTCCCAGCCGGGCCAGTGAGCAGCCTTTACGAGGGTCGTCCCGGCGGTCGGCTCATCATCGCCCACGTCGGAGAGCAAAGTACCCTTCGCGGAGGCGTTAGCCGCACCATCATCATCTGCTAGGCAGATATCCCCGGCCCTCTCGCAGGCCGTGTCGATCAGCACGCCCTTGGCCAGGTCCTCCGCGATCATCCCCAGGGCGCGGGCCGGAATGTGCCGGGCATCCCACGTGGAGATCAGCCGGCCCTTCCGCAGGTGCCGGGCCAGCGCGCCGAGTTCGGAATCGACAGCCTTCTTCCGGGACCCGGCTACGCTCGAGCGGGAGGTCGTCCCCCCGGTCCGCGGCGTCGGTGACTGGATCGCCCCGGCGGCTGCGGAGTGGGCGGGGGTCACGGACTCCCGGTGCGGCGACACGGGCGCCGGGTGGGAGCCGTTCGGCTTCGTCTGGCCGCCCTGCCGCACGGTCGGCTGGCTGTTCCGGGTCCGTGACGACGTGGTGCGCTGCCCGCCGTTGGTACCCTGCCCGCCCGCCCCGCCGCCCTGCATATTCGCGATGAGCTGCGGCGCCATGGAGAACGGGATGGGGCCCTGCGCGGTGAACACGACCGGCTCGGAGGTCTCGGTCAGGCCCCACGGGGGCATGTCCAGGCGCTCCCGCACCTCGTCGATCGAGGAGATGCCGTTCTGCACCTGCTCGACCCCGAGGGAGGTGATCTCCTGCTTGTCCTCGTCGTCGACCAGGCCCTCGAACTGGAACCGCATGTCGGCCTGGCCGCAGATGTCCTGCAGGACGTAGTTGAAGATGTCGGCGAGGAACAGCAGCAGCGGCTTCGTGGACTTGCGGGCCTTCGGGTCGCGGGAGCCCTGCGCGGCGAACCGGACCGCTGAGGCGTTCGACCCGCCGCCCGCGCCGGGACTGCCGACGTTCGGGAGCAGGCCCAGTTCGTCGGGCATCACGTCGAACGCCATCGCGACCTGCGTCTGCACCAGCGTGTCGAACGTGTCGGACAGGTCCACGGGGCGCTGCGGCTCCACCTTGCTGCCGGGCGGGAGGACGATCACCTTCATGTGATACGAGGGGTCGCCGGCGATCCCGTTGAGGGCGTCCTGCAGTTCCTTGACCTGCGTGGGCGTCATGTTCGGGTCGCCGGGCGAGATGTACACCGAGGGGATCGTGCCCTCGGTGAAGTACGAGAGCTGATACTCCTGCTTCTGCAAGCCGGAGATGATCGGCAGCAGCGCCCGCTCGATGGGCGGGAAGCCGTACGGGGTTTCCCGGCGGCAAACCAGCGGCGCATAGAGCATCACGTCGGCGCGGAACTCGTTGACCTGCGCGCCCGTCAGCCCGTAATCGTCAATATCGGACCCGGTGATGATGGTCTGGTAGTCGCTCCGGGGCACCCCGTAGAGGAATTGCTGGTAACTGGGGGCCGGGGGTCGCGGCTTGCCGCCGTGCATGTCGAGCAGGGGCCGGATCGTCGGGCCGGAAACCAGCCGCATGGAATCCAGGTCGCTGCCGAGCAGGCCCCGGCCGAGCCCCTTGCCGTATTTCGGCCGGAAGATCAGCGACAGGGCGTCGTAGACGAATATCTCCTCGAGGAGGGCGTCCATGAACGACCCGAACGACCAGAAGTCCGGGTCGGGATGCCGGAAGAACTTCGTCGCCTCGGCTTTCCGCTCCCCGAAGTCACGCATGGCCTTGTGGTCGCCCTGGTACGCCTTGGCGGCCTCGGTGCTCAGCTCGATCGACCATTCCAGGCCGCGGATCTCGTCTTTGCGGAGCCGGATGCACTGCTGGGCCACGGAATACTTGGTCGACAGGGTGTAGAGCTGCTGGAAGCTGGCGAGCTTGAGGCCCTCGCTGCCAGGCTGGGTCGGGAGGTTCCAGCCGACCGGGGCCTGCCAGTACCTCGGGTCGGGGAACTCCCCGCCGGGTGGCGGCTGGTCGACCGGGACCGGCTGGATCGGGCTCATCGGCCCGAACGCACCGTCCGTAAACACCGTGGAGGGCCGCGGCAGGAACGGGCCGTAGCCGGACTGGCTGTACGGATTACCCCACTGCGCGTTAGCGGCAACCTGGTTGATCGAACCCCAGCCACCTGATTGCGGGGCAGGCGTATGCCTCGCCCCGCCGGGTACGGCTTTCATCGCTGCGAGGACCCCGGCGGAACGGCTCACGCTGCCCCCCGGTCCCTAGCTGATCTGCAGGTAGCCGACGATATCGACGGGAATCTCCGGGTTATCGCTGACTTTCAGGTAGACCACGTACGTGCCGATGCCGAGATTGATGGTTCCCCCGGGGCCGACCAGGCAGTAGGCGGCGTACGGGTAGATGATGTCGGCGGGCACCGCCGCCCAGACCGCCGTCTGCCAGTCGCTGACCTGCGGTTTCTGGGTGGCGGTGGGCATGAACGCCATCTGCACCGTGTCGGCTGTCGGGTTGTAGGACGCCCCGGTGAGGGTTGACGCTTTCACCGGGGCGCCGACGTACTGGCGGGACAGCGACGAGATCCCGATGGTCGCCAGGCCCATCCCTGCCCCCTTGCCGCTGTCAGGTGAACAGGCCGCCGGTTTCCCCGGGGACAAACGGGTCCCCGGTTTCCCATGGCAGGGTGATCCCGCCGGTCTCCCACAAGGTGAACGGGTCCCCGGTTTCCCAGGGCACGGTCAGGCCGCCGGTCTCCCACAAGGTGAACAGGTCGCCCGTGGTGATGAGGATCCGGTTGACCGGGACGTTCGCGACCGGGCCGCCCGCGTTGCTGCTGGTGCGGCCCCGGGGGGCGTTCTGCGGGATCCGCGCCCGCGCCGGCCAGTCCTTCTGGGTGAAGGCGGGGCCGTGCCCGGGGTTGCGGACGGGCGCACCCGGATTCGCGGAAACCCGCCCGCGCTGCGGGAGCGGCCTGCGGGCGGCGACCGGGCCGTGCAGCGGGTAG